CTCCTTAAAAATAAAAGAGGCTCGATTAAGAGCCTCTTCCATTAATATAATATAATTATTTATTTTCTACTTTCTTTAGAAGTTCATCGTATTTAGCAGAAATATCTGCAAGTTTTTCTTCTAAAGTTTTTACTTTTTCTTCAACTGCATCGTGACGGTCAGTGTTCATTTCGCTATGTTTACCAAAGCGGAATGTAGCACCAGCATTCACGACATTGCGATGAGCACCAAATGTGCTTCCTAGACTCAACAAGATGTTTTCGTTAGGTTGGTAGAACATACCCAATGCTACAGATGTTTTATTTTTGTAATTACCAACACCTGTCGCTACTTGGAATTTATCATGCTTATTGAAGTCTAAAGGATGCAATGCTGCCAAAGCTGCATTTTGAGCAGTTGTTTCAGATACACGTGCATCTGTGTAAGCATTTGCACGATTCAATGTAGCTGCGTCGCCATTAGACATTGCAGTATGTAGATCATTCAATTGACCTACAGTAGCAGCATCATTAGCATTGATACCACGAGCTACGTTAGTGATTGTTTTACCACCAGCATTGATACCGCTGTTATCAATAGTAACACCACCGATGTTAGCTTTGTCAGCTACAACTTTACCAGCAGTTACAGAATCTACACTAATGTCTTTGTTAAGATCATACTTAACCACGCCATTAGCATCAACAGAAGCTGTTGTATTATTACCGTTAGTGAAATCTAAACCATTGGATAACATAGTAGTTTCAACAACACCATTAGCTTTGTAAGTTAAAGGTGTCTTTTCAGCTGCTTTGCTACCGTTATATTTGAAAGTAGTTAAGTCTGCAACATTAGCAGGAGCGGACCAGCGTTCTACTTTAATAACGTCATCGCCTGCAAAGCGATTGCTTGCTTTAGCGATGCTATCTACAGTTGTGCGGGATACATACACGCCGTATTGAGCGTTCTTATCCCCAGTAGATTTACCATTTAATACACGAACAGCAGCGATGTTATCTACTTGATTATCGCTTACCACGGATTCTGTAGAAATGGAGTCGTTTAGTTGTTTAACGTTAACAGCATCAGTATCGTTCACACCAGCTTTTACGTTGTTGATAATTTGGCTACCAGCATCGATACCATCTGTAGTGAATGCTACATGACGACCATTGGAGTCTGCAGTTACACCATTGATGTCGTGAGTAGCATTATCTAGATTGTCGCGGTTTTCGACAATCATACCGTTAGCTTTGTATTGAGTGTCAACATCGTTATCGAATACACCCATGCCATCTTTGGTGATGACATTATGCACTGGATCAGATACAGATCCGAAAGAAGCACTATCTAAAGAAACATCTTTCTTAGTGGCAACTTTGTATTCAATGCCACCGTTTGCATTTGTACCAGTTGTTACTACTACGTTATCACCAGCTGCAACACTTGCATGTCGTTTAGCTTCTGCCATAGCATCAGCTGCGGCTTGTTTATTAGCAGCGATTTGTGTCTCATGGTCAGACACAATGTCTCCAAGCATTTGGAGACCAGTAGCAGTATCTAGAATATCTTTGTGATTCTTATTGATTGCTTCAACTGTAGCATTCAATTGACTGCCGTTTACAGCATCAGTAGAAGTTGCGGATACTCGACCTGCTGCTACATTCGTAATAGTACGTTTGTAATCAGCAGCACCGTTTGCAGAAGAACGGCTATCGGAACCTACAGATACTGTACTCAAAGCGTTAGTTCCTGCGAAATTATATACTTTTCCGCCGATAGTAGCAGAAGTCGTATTAACTACAGCATCAGTCACGCTGTTAGTACCTAAGGCTACACTATTAGCATTATCTGCTAGCGTATTATTGCCTACAGCAATGGCATCCATTGCAGTTGCTTCTGCATGAGTGCCTACTGCGATTGCCCCTTGAGCTCCTGTTTTGGAATTGGACCCAAGTACAACTTGTTCAGGATCTGTGCCTACAACTGTGTTGTTGTAGCCGATCACAACACTTTGTTCTGCGGCAACAGTCCCATTATTGGAACCTACAACAGTAGTGTCAGAACTTGTAACAGAGTTGTCACGACCAATAGCAACTGTAGAGTTGCCGGACGCAGATGTGCGAACACCAATAGCTACAGCGGAGTCTGCTTTGGCTTTAACGGTCTTGCCGATAGCAACTGTAGAAGAACTTTCAGCATAAGCACCGTTACCGAAAGCCAAAGCGTCGGTACCATTTGCACGAGCTTGACTACCAATAGCGAAAGTATCATTTTGTAATGCTTGAGCACTGGAGCCGATTGCAACGGAATTGCGACCTGCAGCTCTACTATACTCACCGCCGGCAATAGCATTTGTTCCGGTCGCTTTATTAGCGTTGCCATAGACAAATGAATTGTCGCCAGATACAGTGTTATTATAGCCTACTGCAAATGCAGAAGTGCCAGTTGCTGCGATGACATTGTCTTTACCATAAGCTTCTGCTCCATAAAGAACAGCATTTGGGTCAACAGTATTGTTGACACCAGCAGCGAATACTGTACTAGAAATTGCAGCCATTGCTGCCAATACTACCATTGCTTTTTTGTTTGTTGTTGTTTTCATTTTGTTTCCTCCTGTGAAAATTAATTTAAAATAAAACAACTTAATTTTTATATAACTTAATAACCATACTCTTGGGTATGGTTATAGTTACCAAGAAAGGTTATTGATGCTTTTGTGTATCTTATTCAACTTTTTATAAGTTGAATATAATTCTTTTATAGCCTTTGCATCTATCAAAGATAAATATAATTCTTTTATAATACTTTGAATAAACAAATTAGTTTCTTTGTTTACCTCATCAAATGCACTTATGATACATCTAGCCGTATTTTTACGGTCATCGATGTTATCTATTAAGATAGTAGATTCAGCATCTTTACTCTTTTTTACATTGTACATACGAACACGTACTTTAGAATCACCGAATATGGATAATTCTTTTAAGGTAAGGTTCATTTCAATTAATGCGTCTTCACGCATAGCAATTAAAATTGTTTCATAACCATGTTTAATAGGGTTAACAACAATATTTGTTGTAAAACCTAAACCTTTAAGTACCATAGCCAAACCAGATGACTTGATTTTTGTATTACGCATTTTTAAAACTCCTTTTATTTAAAATATAATTCTTTTTTAATCAACTACTACGAATCTATATGTATCTGGGTCATATTCCAAATGTCTGGACTTTTCTAAATATTCTATTACATCGTCTTCAGACAAATATCCTTCAACATCATAGATCAAATCGGTGCGATCACACACCTCATCACCTAGCATAAACGCTAGTTCGAATAAACCTTGTCTCCCTCCAAATGATGTGCTGCTCCGTATTACGGAGACTTCTAACACACAATTTGGACATCGAAATCTCCAACATTCGGTTTCTGCCGCAAATAAATTTCCAGGTCTTACAAAAGACTCCTTAAATGTTGGAAAGTTTACAAATTTTTCAATATAAGTTACTTCTTTTTCTTTCATTTTAAATTACTCCTTTTAATTATAATATAATACTAACTTATTCACCTTAATAATATATAACTGAAATTTATGATAATTACAAAATTTAAGGAGTATAAAATGATTAGAATTTATCGTTTGTATTAATACTTTCTAGTGGAGTAATATTATGCTCACGTTGAGTCCATGCTGTATAATCTAGATATTTCTTAAGAAGTATTTTCTTTTCTTCAGGAGTTAAAGAAGATAAGAAGTTCTTAATAGTCTTACCAAATATCTTAGTTATACGACACGTGCAATCTAAATAATGGTTCTCCCAGTCATCACCAAACTTCTCATATCGTTCATATCGACAACCACCATCACAGATTGCTCCAAATTCACATTTTTGACAATCTTCATGTTTACATCTACGTTGAGCTCTAGTATCATCTAATCGTACTAGTTGTTGACTCATAGCAGTACAGTTATTTTGAATACCTTCTGGAGATATTGTAGTATATTTACCAATATCACAACTACAGAAACTACGATCTTGTCTTAACCATGCTCCAATCTTATTTAAATGCTCTACATAGAGCTTATCTAAATCGAATGTATAAGGTAATTGTTTCTCTAGTTCTTCATAGAAGTCTTCAGAATAGTTTTCACCATGAGCGATAACGAATTCACCATTAGCTTTACCAGGATATTTAGTATCATATTTAAGAGCTTTGAAATGATCATGTATTTCTTTAAGCTTATAAATATTCTCGTTATTTACTACAGTCTTAATATCGAATGTAATACCTTGCTCCAAAGCATATTCGATATTAGCATTAACTCTATCTGCAATGGAGTTACCGTTTATGTCTACACGACTATTAGTAAATCCATCCCAAGATAGTTGTACTTCATTAAGTTTATATTGTTTATGGAATTCAATAAATTCTTTAAAGTTAGCCATAGTAGATGTGACTACTTGGAATTTACATTTTCCATAGTATTTCTTAACCGTATATTCAATTAAGTCTAATCGAAGGAGAGGTTCACCTCCAAAGAATATAATCCTTGAAGGTTTAAGCTCTTCCATGTATTTATCAATCTGCTCTATAGTCATATCCTTAGAATGGAAGTCTATATAACAGTACTTACAACGATTAGGACAATTATTAGTTAAGAAAAAGAAATATTCTCTATAATTATCCATAGAATCTCCTATAAGAATTAAGACATACCACAGTTTTGGTTATGGCATGTATTAGAATAACAACCTTGACAAGATAATTGGCAAGTGGATTGACAGTGAGTTTGACATGTGATATTGCAATATCCATTATCATCCCACCAGTTGTTATATGTGTCAAGTTGTTGAGAAATTCTACGAAGATATTCAGCAATCAATGCCCATTTAGAAGCATATACAGTTTCACCAGCATTTACATGCTCAATTGTAAAGTTTGTAGTTGGATCAGAGACTGCTTTAGTAACACGACGTAGTGTATTATTACAGATTTGAACTGTGGTAGCATCTTCTTGAGTAGCAATACGGAAACCATGTAAGATAGAACGGTTTTCACAAGCTGTAGAAGAGTTCGCTGGATCGTAGTTAAGTGTACAAATACGAGCATCTTGTTTTAATGCAGCCTCCATATTTACAACAGCTTGGAATTTTACATTATAAATAGTTTCAGCTTCTGTAAATACAGGAACTGTTTTATCTGTATTTGCAATTTCAGCATATGAATGGTTATGGTCAGCTGTTTCTTTAATAGAAGTTCGGTCAATCGAATATACAGTACTACCTACAGTAACAGCAATACCAGACATATCTTCAGGGAAATCGGATAATTGATTTTCAAATACGATAAAGTTACTTGGGTTACCAACTTTAGTAGCAGTATCTGTAGTACCATTATATGCTTGAGCTGTTAATAAACCAATTACTTTAAAATCTTTAGTAATATTTCTACCAATATAATGAATAGTATTACCAGGCATATTGCCGAAATGTTCTACTTCTGCACCAGAAATAGATTTAGCGATTCTAGCATCCATATTAGAATAACCAGATACTCTGATACCTTGACCAGAAGCTGTAGTATATTTAACAAGCTTAGAATCTAGATTAGTACTCAATACAGGAGAAGTACCAACACCTGCATCTAGAGGAACAATCTTTTCATTTCTCCAGTAAGTACATTCTTCGCGTACTTCTACTGTATTAATAGGTGCAATGGTTCTAACTAAGTCAGCTGTAGTATCGATAATAAGGTTTACATCATTAGCTTTAAGAGTACCATCTTCTTCATTTACAGAACGTTGAGCTTCTTGGAGACGTCTTTCTAAATCTGTATTTTCAATACCACTTAATTGAGCATAACGAGTACCAGTCTTTTCTTGCCAAGGATGTTCTTTAGCACGTTTAATGGAATCTCGTTCATTTAAGTTAGTTAGAATAATATCAATAATAGAGCTAAAATAAGTTCTACCTGGGAATGTCCCTTTATTAGGTTTTCTAGCTTCTACATAAATGACTTTATGTCTATTAGCCATAATATTCTCCTTTATTTTCTAGCAAATTTATCTTCATCCGTTATATAAAGATCTATACGGATTTCTTTATTTGTAATACGTCGATATACCTCTTTACCGAATATAGATAAAATAAAGTATTCTAATATTTCCTTAGCTATATCATTATCTATATTATTTATCTTATTGAAGGTAAGGTTAATATCAACGTTAGTAGATGTCTTTACATCACTATATCCATCTTGGTCTGGGAAGTTTACAAAAGCAGAGCTTAAAGTAGAGAATTCATCTTCTTTTACTTTATATTGGATATCGTAAGTATTAGAAGTCAATCTAACTATCTTACAACTATATCCTGCTATATTTGTAACTCTATCCAAACCAATAGAAATAGTCCAAGTACTAGGAGAATATAATTCACATTCTATACGCTTTACAGCATTTTCAGAATCCATTATAATTCCTCTTCTATTACTTTAGTAACAACAGCATCTTCTGGTTTAATTTGAGATAGATATAAATCCTCTACACCTTGAGCAGCTAATACTTTAGCAGATTTATCTATAATAGCATTAGTGAAGTAATCCTTAAAGGAACCAATAATATTTTCTTCACCAAGGTTTTTAATCATAGCATCTACATGAGCTAAAGATACAGTGAAAGTAAGTTCATCATTTACATCAATATTCTTGAATACTGTATCGATATAATCTTTAATCTTAAGATTTTCAATCAATACATTCAAAGATCTACTACGAACGTTAGTAGCAGTGATGAATTTATTTTGATATTTCTTAACTGCTTTTACCATAGCACGTTTAACTGCACAGTAAGCATCGGATGGAGTATCTACATTACCAGTTTGACGAATGTTTTCTTCAGGACAACCAGAAGCACAGATAGATCTACCGATACAAGTATCACATTCTTCTTTAATATACTTAGCTGGATTTACACCACCTGTAAGCATAGAACGATCTACACCTGTATAGATATTACCAATCTTTTGATCTTCTTTGTGTTCTTTTTCAGAAGTTGGTAATTGATGACAAGGATAGATATCACCATTGATATCAAATGCACACCAACGAGTAGAGCCAATTGGACACATTTGTGGTGTATACACATCTGGTTCTAATACATTAAGAAGAATTTCATCTGTGTTCTTGATAGAGAAGTTTTCTGTAGAGTTATCGTCATTTAATTTAGTAACGTATAACTCCATAAGATCTTCCATATATTTTTCAAGACCTTTGAGTTGTTCTTCATTCCATTCTGTATCAGTTACAGGACATGGAGCAATATTAGTAAAGCCCATATCTAAGAATTCTTTAACACCATCAATAGCTTTATCAATATCTTCAGGTAGAATAGTCATACGGACTTCTACAAAGATACCAAGACCATTATCAATTAACTTCTTGATATTATCAGATACGATATCATAACTATTGGAACGATTCTTATCGTGGATTTCTTTCTTACCATCTACAGATACCAATAGATGAAGTTCATTGTCATCAATGTATTCCATAATCTCATCTGTAAGGATAGTAAGGTTAGTCGTAACACCATAAAAGATTTCGTAACCTTTTTCATTACAATGATCGATTACATCTTTCATACATTTCCAATTTAAGAAAGGTTCACCACCAAAGAAGTTCAACATGAACTTACCATGAGATTCTGTATTTCTACTATTGTATGCTTTATCTACAATATCAATAGCAGTTTTAGAATCCATCATTTCTGGTTGTTTATTATGCTCGAAGCAGTATATACAGCTAAGATTGCAGTTATTAGTAACGTTGATTGTAATGGAGTCGCACTTATAGACATCCTCAAACTTTTCTAACATGTGTTCTATCTCCTTGATCGAATAAATTAAATTTAATATTAATCTAATGTCTCCGGAGTAGTTAAAAACTATACCAGTAGCCAATATTGGCTACTGGCTATAATAGTCTTTTATTTCTTAAAAGTTAGATGTTTGTATTCAGCACCTTTACCTTCTTTATAGAAGAGACCGTGGTCGTTTTTATCACCATCTAAACGAGCATAACGAATAACTTTACCGAAGTAAAATTTAACTACGTTTTCTTCTTTAGCACCACGGATGGATTTGAATAATTGAATGGATTTAGATTTCAAAGAACCGATTTTAAAAGATGATGGAGCAGCTGCTTCATTCTTAGTTTCGATTTCTTCTTTCAATGCTACAATAGTAGCAGATTTAGCTTTAACCAAATCTTCTAATTCTTCAATTTGAGCTTCTGCTTCAGCCAATTCAGATTGAGCTTGTTCTAATGCTTCAGCTGTTTTCTTATTAGAATTAGTAAGATCTTCGATAGTTTGGAACACAATCAAATCATGTTCTTTCTTAGTTACACCACCGAAAAATTTAATCAGAGAGTCAAACATAAAATTCTCCTTATTTAAAATCTACAGTAAATTTACGGATATTAGTATCACAGTGTTTATTACGAACGTCTTGTTGCCATACCCATAACGAAACTCTTACTTTACCAGCAGGTACTTTTGTTTTGAATGTACCAACATGGAAGTTCTTATATTGTGTAGGAGTCATGATAGGAGCAAAGTATGGGTCAGAACCATTTCGTCTACCAGATTCCCAGATAGGAACATTATTTACCCGGACTTCAAAGTTATAGAACGAGTTATATGGACCAGATTTATATCCATTATAACCTAACCAGATTTCTGTATTGATATCTAATGTAATATCCGTTGCGTTATCAAACCATGTTTCAACAAATACTGCTTCATTGTAAGCAATATTGGAATGAGATGTATATTTATGATATTCTTTATTAGAAGAAAGTTGTTTAGGTACCGCATCAGATAGTTTGAATATACTATCACCTAAGAACATACCAGATGCTGGCATGTTAACCAATGTACCAGGCATGTATCTATCATCTGTAGCATATACTCTTGTAGTATATTTCTTACCAAGAATAGAATTGAATGTTTCTTGATATTCTTTACCATCGACAATAACAACAACACGTTGTTTGTCTGTTTGAATGATATTGACTTTACAAGTTACATCATCATCAGATACATCTACTGGTACCATTGTAATTGGTACCCAGCGATTATCTTCAGTATACATATAAGGTTGTGGTAAGGAAGGATCTACATACAACTCTTTTAATGGTTTAGGATCTGTTGGTTTACTAGGAGCTATAGTAACTCGTACATCACCAAGTAATTGTTTAATTCTCATTAAACGATTTTCTAGATCATGAAGATCATCATATGTGAATTTTGGCTTAAACATTTCTTGAAGATCTTTAGTTAGATCTTCATATCTAATACCAGTCTCTTCACTAAAAGTCGACATATAAAACCCTCCTAAGCATATACAGCTTTAGCTTTTTGCCAGCCGTTATTATAAGTACACATGAAAGTATACTTAGGACCTAAAACAATTGCGATCTCTTTATTGTTTTGAGGGTTAGGGATACTAGCTACATCGTTTACTACACTTAAACGAATACCATTTAACTTAGCTTCAATTTCAGCTACTTTATTTTTGAATGTTTCGAGATCGTCTTTAGATACGCTTCGTTTAAGCATAGCTTGTAGACTTGGGGCAAGATCGTCATAAGAAATCTTGTCATTGTCTTTAAAACTAGCCATCATTACACCTCCTATTTTTTAATGATATATTAAGATTATTAGTATGTTCGGCGGAGTTAGTTTAACATTTTTATAAGGACTGACTATTTAAATTTATGCTAATTCCAATTATAAGGAGGTGGAAATAGATATATGGGTATAAGACGTCGGCTGTATACTTGGCATAGATTATTATCGCTAAATGTGTTGCTACGTAGACGATTGATGATTATTCTTTCTCTACTTCCAGCTATAATTTTAATAATACTATGCAATAATATTTATGTTGATATTTATGAGTATAAAACTAACTATCAGAATACTATTGCTCATTTAGAATCGACAAAAAATAAACATATCGACGATATTATAAATAATCGTAAAGGCGATATGCAGTTACAGAATGCTTATACTATTGGATATATCCAGCACCAGTTACAAGATGATTATGGTAAGAAAGATCTATTGACTATAGAAAGAGAGCTTCATTCAACTGATAAGAATACAGCTCTAATTTCACTATATCATGATGCTTTATCATTAGATAATAATAACACGAGAGCATATGGTGAAGATAAACAAGAACGTTTATTCTTGGCTGATAAAGATAGAATTATTATCAGTCCTAAGAATGTTACGGAAGATTTATTTGTCCCATGGTCTGAGGTTATTAATAAATCTACTAATAAAGAATTAGAGAAGAGTGTAATAACTTCTATTCTAACTGAAGATAGAACTGGTGATTCTACCGATGATGATATTTTATTTATCCCAGAAAGAAATATGCCAAAAAGTGTCATTGAGTACAATAAGAAACTCAAAGATTCTGATGGCAGGCATTTAGAAATCACTAAACCTGGAATAGAAAGTATCAATGACCTTATTGATAGTGGTGGAGTTACTGCTCTTAAAGCTTATGATCTTTTAGTACCAAGTTATTTTGATGCTGGACGTGCTCTTACTAAGAATAATCCTGATGCTAAAATTTCTCATAAATTAATTCTATTACGTAGTTCTAATTTATATGAAATAGTAAAACCATATGATACTTATATAACCACATATAATACATTAATCAAGGATTATAAAGAGAAGACCGAATCTGCTATTATTAGCAAGATTGTAACGTGTGTAGTTATTTCTATTTTCTTAATTACATTATTTAGTATTTGTTTATACACTATTTCTAAAACTTTCCGCTTCGAATCTATTACTAATAGTAGAAAAGGCGGCAATATCAATGGATAAAGATCTCTACTCGGCAGTTTTGTCATTAGATTCGATCGTTATCTTTATAGCAATTCTTATCGTATGCTGGCTTGGAAGTTTAGCTAAAGATTTTATAATCGTATTTAAGGGTGAAGAAAAGGTATATATGCATCTTACCTTTAAATATAGAGCGACTAGAGTAGCTCTTTCCACTGCTACTTCTACATTATTAGTCTTCGCTTTATCCGATACAATAATAGACCATATTGGTTTTAAAGGTTTATTATTTATATCCCTAATGGTTGGCATAGTTGGGTTTGAACTTCTAGAAAGGATTTCCACATTAAATAGGATTATCGAAATAATCGATTTGATCGTTTTTAAACGCTCTGCAGATGTTAGGGATTATAAGGATGCTGTTAGTGATAATAAAACAAAAGTTATCATTAAGAAGATCTATATAAGTGATTCTGATAAGAAGAATTATATAGACGATGATGATGAAGAAGATGATGAAACTCAGTAATGTTCTATAGGCTTGAAAAATGACCTATAGAACATTACTATAAATTCTTAAAAGAATTGATATCAATTTTTTATTTAAAGGAGGATATTTAATATGCCTTATTTAAGTTCAATCTGGGTAGCTGCCAATAAAATTGGTCATAAAGAATCTGCAGATTATGGCTTATTTAAATATACCAACGGGACTGAAGAAACTAAGATTGCCACTGGTACTTCTCCATGGGGTGTTTTAGTTTGTCGTGATAGACGTACACAATACGTTGTTAACCAAGACGATAATACCGTTTCTCAAGTTCGTGATGGTTCTGTAGTTGCAGAAATCCCTACGAACGGTACTTCCCCTTATGGTATTTGCGAAGGATCTATCGCCGATAAACATGGCGATTATCCTGTATTCGTTACCAACTATGCTTCTAATACTGTAACTAAAATTGTTAATGGTAAAGTAAATGAAGTATTCGGTGTTGGTCAAGGTCCTCGTGGTATTTGTTGCGATACAGATGGTAATATCTGGGTTGCTAACTACCTTGATAATACTCTTTCTGTAATCTGGAAAGGCATGACTCTTTATGAAGGAGTTGTAAACGTAGCCAATGGTCCAGATGGTATCTGTTGTGACTCTCGTGGTAATATTTATGTTGCTTGTGCTATTAGTGGCGTAGTGACTAAAGTTTCCCATCAAGTTAAAATGGCTGATATCACTGTAGGTGATGAACCTCGTGCTATCGCTGTTGACTTATCCGACAATATCTGGGTTGGTAACTTCTCTTCTGGTACTGTAACTCGTATTAACGGTGCAGACTTAGAAACTTCTGAATTTATCTGTGGTCGTGGTCCAATCTCTATTGGTGTGACTAAAGACGTTTCCAATGATTACCAAATCGTTGTAGCAAACTACACAGATAAAAATATTGCTATTCTTGACCCAACTTCTGGTGCTCGTGTAGAAAAAATCGAAACTGCATTTAACCCAGTAGCATTTGGTGACTTCACTGGTTTCCAATCCTACTTAATGGGTAAAAAATATGATTCCCAAAACCCAGACGGTACTGACCGTGTAACTTGGGATGACTTGGCTCCGGAACTTCAAGAAATGATCAAAGGTATGGTTGGTCTTCCTCAAGTAGTTAAAGCTCCTGACGTTATTCTTTTGAATCATCGTAAATACCCAACAGTACAATTAGCTTTAGACCACTTGTTATATGAACCAATCACATTGAAAGGTTTCGGTATCACTAAACCAGCTAATGGTATTGCTGAAATCGGTTCCACTATTTCTGAAGTTGAATTTGGTTGGAATTTGGAAAACTCTGACAATGTTGCATCTCAATATGTAAACTGTACAGCTAATCCAAATGCTTCCGTTGGTTTTGTTGCTGCTGGTATTAATACAGCTAAGAAAACTGACGTTAATATTACTTCCAACACTACTTGGGAATTAGTAGTTAGAGACCAAAATAATATGGAATCCAAAGCTCAAGCTTCTATTAAATTCTTACCTAAGATTTACTATGGCGTTTCTGATCGTGCTGTAGTTAAATCTGATGACATTCTTAAACTTGGTCATTCCGAATTCATCGAAATCGAAGATGGTCGAGTTAAGAAAGAAATGCATTTCGACGCTACAGGTGGTGGATACATGGTATTCGCAATCCCATCTGCTTATCGTTTGAATGCTGGTGGTGACATCACTATCGGTGGTCTTATCAATTCCGACTGGAATGTAAAACAAAACTTCCGTGTTACTAACGAATCTGGTTATACTAATAACTATGACGTTTATACATCTGGTAACTTACAAACAGATGAAAACATCCCTGTTTTGATTAACTACCAAACTACTAATTCTGATTCTACTGATTTACCTAACTCTGCTGGTAATCATAGACTTCCAGATCAACCATCCACAGATGGTACTGGAACAACTCCAAAACCAGGTGCTTCTGTAACTACATTACACATCTCTTCAGATGATGATACAGTTACTCGCACTGAAACTCCATTAGTTGATGGATATAAAGGTAATGAAGAATAATCATTAAACTATTGGGCATCTGGATAATTTCCAGATGCCTGATTTTTTATCTTTAAGAAAGGGGACTCTAAATTGGAAAAAGGTATTGAAGAAATCACAACGACCAAGATTAGAGGAACGAATGTTTCATCTCCTATTCGTCCATTTACAACTGTAGATAAATTCCCTACAGCTCATTCTAATGAGTTATTGGGTGGTATGCATAGTTGTAATACTATGGACGAGATGTATGAAATTCCTAAAGAACGTCGACAACTATACATGACTTGTATGGTTAAGACAGATATGTATATTCTTACATCTAATCCAGATACTCCTAAAACTAATTTAACTAATTGGACTAAATTCACAGCTGGGAATACTGATGTTGGTACTAAGACAATTGAAGTCGATGGTGAAATGGAAGTTATTACTGACATTATCACTAAACTTAAATTGTTATCTCAAGTTAAATATCTTTATTTCGTAAGCTCTATCAAAGAATCTTCTATTAACAAGGTAGAACTCTATTGTCCATTTGACTGCTATTTACACAAGATCAATTCTATCGTACCATTATCTAGTACCATGGAAAATAATATTTCACTAGAGCTACAACTCTATAGTAATGGTAATTGGAAAACTCTTTCCAGAATTGATATTGATAAAGACACTAAAGAAGGCTCTGTAGAAGTAGATAATACTTTAATTAGAGCTGGTACTAGACTTACAATCACTGCAGCTAGTACTATTCCTTTAGGTCTAGAATCTATATCTACCTGTGTAGAAGTTCGTCAGAAGATTTAGAAAGGAATGAAACAATGGCTAGTCCTATTATTAGCATTATGAATGCTGACAATACAAAACCTGTAACTGAATGGTACTTAGGTACTCTTCGTACAGGTACAACATCTAAAGAATTGGAAATCAACGTATGGAATAACAAAGGTGGTTCTGTAGACGTTTCTGATTTGGTTGATGTTAAAGTAACAACTGTTGATGAAAACGGTGTAAATGAAACATCTGCTGAAGAAGCTGTTCGTGATAAATGGACACAAGCTTTAGTATATGCTACTGCTCCTGTAGGTGCTGATGGTTCTAAACAATTCGTTGCTATTGGTGCTAACTCCTATGTTGGTGTAGCTTCCAATGGTGCTGCTGGTGATGACTTGACAAATCATGTTATCAAAGGTACAGCAAATGATGGTACTGTAAGTAACAGTACTACAAACTTCGCTAATATTCGAGTTCGTGTAGTACCTGCTTTGAATGCATCTAAAGATGTTCACAACTGGCGTTTGAAAATCCAAGGATACTTCTCTTAATAAAACAACAGCAAAACAAAAGGAAGGATTTTTAAATGAAAGAGTATAAAAGTACTTGTCCTGAGAGAGTATTCTCTTGGCTAGTTATTACAAAAGATGGTAAATTTGAACAAGAATTCATCGATGGTGAAGATAACCGTTATCTAAGAAAACTAGAAAACCATAGTGAGATTGAAAAATTTGGTTTTGAAGGTTTAGGGCACTATGCTTTTGTAGATAGAAACGGTAACTTTAAGACATTATTTGATGATGATGTTATTCATGATAATAACTTCGTTGCATATAAAGATAAAGATGGGGAGCTCCATCGCTTTGTATCCGACGATATAGAATTCTTCCAACTTAAAGGATTTACTGCTGATTTATTTGGCTCTTCTAAACTTAATATCAATAAATTCAAGTATGGTTATAACTGTACTGTAGTTATTGAAGGTATTAAATGTAGAGTCAAAGTAAGTAGTGAATATATTATTAAAGGTTCTGCAGTTACTAAGGAATTCGAATTATCTATTGCTCCAGAAAAACCAAATGCTAGTGTAGAAATTACGCCTTGTTTGGTAAATAATAGTAGATTAGAAAATCGAATCATTGGTGAAGCTAAACCTTTACATCTTAACTGTCCAGTATCTACCATCAACTTCAAAATTCAAACATTGAGCGAGGTGGATATCGATGCCTGCACTACCGGAGAACGGGTATAGGTTAGTAGAGTATGATAATGAATTAAATACATATGTCAATATACGAGCAGATGTTCGTGATGTATGTGAATTCGATGACCTACACATTTCTACAATTATTATAGAAGATTATGAAACTTCTATACCTATGAAGTGTGCTATACTAGGTGAATATCAAACTACCGTTCCTATTGAAGCCGTTATCGAAGAGTATGCAATAGCTGAAATCCAAATCGGTTGTAAAATACTAGCTGAGGATAAGGGTATAGCATATTCATTTATAACCTAAAAAATAAAAGGAAATATATCCCATAGCTCATATGAGCTATGGGAATATCTTCTGCTTTTTAGTCTAGATAGTCATCGTTACATTCTTTCAATTCTTCACATTTATTAGCTTCAAGAATTGCATCTATTTCAGCCATATCATTATTATCATAATATTTACGACTTAGTTGTAATAATGCATTACCATTTAAGATAGAATCTTTAAATAGATTCATATCATTATTGAACTTACCATCATTACGAGAAATCATCATAGCATCTCTTGGATTAAATACACCAATGATCTTATGCCAGAATTCAAGTAATGGAATATAAATAATATTCAATGTATCCCCATCAAAGTCAGCCCCGAATGAAGATAATACACTCAAAGGCATACTCAATGTGAAGCTATCATTAATACCAACTACTTTCATAGCCATGATAGAACCATAACGGATAGTAGGGTTACGATTGATTAATACATATAGACCAATTGTATTGATAATATTCATAATAATATTTATAATCTGTGGATCTTTTTCAAGTCTTGCTTGAGAGAATCTCATATATGCATCAGCTGCATTCATATTATAAGTCTTAATAAGAATATTAATGATGGTTTGTTGAAGTAATTCTAATGCTGAATAATATGGAATCTTAACTTCATCAATTCTAAGTTCAGGTCCTGGAATGATTACAGAACGAGAAGTAAAGCAACAACGACCAGCAATCAAGGAACGTAGACGTCCTTTCTTACCTAGCATCATATCTAGAATACCTTTTACAAGAGCACTATAACGTTCTTGGATATCCCAAAGAACAGAGTTCTTATACTTAGGCATTCGATACATTGCAAGACTATCGTCTTTTGCTTTAGCTGCTTGTTTAGCAATCATAGTATATCGGTTATTGGCTTCTTCAAATGTGAATCTACCTTCATCGATTTTCCATGGACGTAATACTGAAGTATATACTGGAATATTTTGAATAAAGATTTTATCTCTATTAGCCATGATATCTTCATATACATCTTCGCGTTTACCTTTGAGTTTAGAATGGAAGTATTCCATAATTTCGTCGAATTTTTCATAGAACCCAATCATGCCGATTGTTGCATAAGTTTGATCTGGTTCTGTTTTACGACGACCACGACGTTTCTTTTCCTTTTTCTTCTTTTGAATAGTTTTATCTACTCTGGTAATAGGATTACCGTTTTCATCTAATTCTACTTCTGGAATTAGAATAGCTTTTAGATTTTCTGGACGAATATATCGTTCAATACTCATATACAAGTTTGGATGAATGATATGGTATGGAGCTAAGTTAATCCAACCAAAGATTTCTAAATCATCACCTGTATATTGTACTTTAGTATGACAATATGGGCAGATAGAGTCATTATAGTCTCTACCTTGTGTCTTCTTACACTTACAAGAATATCTATCAGCAAATGCATCAGGATCTTGTAGTGTTTTTGTGAATCGTTCAGAATAGATAGAGTCTGTACGCTTTAAAGTTTTATTTAAAGCGACATCAGGTTCTTTGATTAAGAAACCTTTTCCTCTTTCTAGATCTTTTTGCATTTCCTCATCTAGGTTTATACGTTCTAGCGTAGTACTGAACTCAAACTCTGGATTATTAGGAAATTCAAGATCAAAATTGATAGTTTCTGCCATAGTAGTCCTCCTTGAACGATGTTTTAATATTCAAATTCCTAGGGAATTCATAATTGAATTCAATAGATTTTATTCGTCTAATTGTTTCTTTAACTAATCCAAATATATTGGATTCTTTACTTTGGTTTTTATCTACATACTTTACATAATCCTTTGGTGGATTATCAAAGAATATAATTGGTTCTAATAATTCTTGATTTGATTTAAGTCGGTTCATAAATTAATAACCTCCTATTTTAAAATGACTTAATTTTTTATCATTTTTATAATATACAGTCATAGAGATTATTAATATTGAACCTTAAATCTATTAGTACCATCTGCAGGTCTACCAAAATAGTTTACTAACTCTTGAGCCATCTGATATAGATTAATAGTTTCGAATTGATATAGTAACCCCTCTACATCTCTTACAGATAATGGAATTACTAAATCCTTACTATTGATATACATCAATGCTCCTGGGCGTTTAAAGTCTTCAGAGTCAGTGATTGTGGAAGCATGAAATACTACCTTATTTTTAAATGCTAATCTAACACCAAACGAAGGGCTATCTCTTACCATAGTAAGTTTACCTTCACGTTCAGCATATAAATCAGATGCAGTAAGTTCTGTATGTAACCCTCTCAATGCTTCTCTAAACTGGAATACATCGGAATCATTTATAATTAAATATTCCCGCTTAGTATTTTCCTTACCGATTGTTTCTAATGATAGAAAATACCTATAGTTTAATTTGATATTAACCATACGTCTATCGGCTGAGTTAGAATAGAAATCAGTTTCCATATGATAGGATAGATCTCTATACCTTTCGGCTTTAGTGTCACTTAGTATTACATTCATCTTAAGAACAGCTTTTCTACCCACGAAGCAGATTAGCGATTCTATCTTGTTGTAATTCTTGTCCAATTTCCTACCTTCACTTTCTTCAAAAAATAAAGAGAGGTGGGTTAAACCTCTCTTTATTTATAAAAATATTCTTATGCAGTTTGTTGTTGTGGTTGTGCAGGTTGTTGATGGATATTGTATTGGCCCATTTCACCTGTTGCGAGACGCATCCAGTACCAAGCATCTTTACCTTGTGCATTGATACGGAATACAATAACGTTACCACGTTTTAAGTAATCAAGTGCATTGATTTCGAGAACCATTTTATTGTTACGGAGAACAACAAATGGTGTCTTATCAACCATTTGAATACCACTTACACGGAAACGACCACCTTTAAGGATAGCATCAGCTATTACTGTATTGCCACCTTTAGTGATCATGTCACGAATTAGGTATGTAAAGTTAAGAATAACTTTATCAGTATCCACTAATTTATTAATCTTAGCTTTACGTTTTAACGCATTCGCGTCTAGGAATGTGTTCATGAAATGTTTGTAGGAAGAGTATCCTAAGTATTTCGCTACACATTCTGCCAAGTCATGGTCAGATGTTTCCAATTTTTCTTTCACAACTTTATCCTTAACGGATTCGGATTCTGTTTTAACTTGTTCCATTGTGGAAATAGTTGCTTGAGGAGCATCAGCCGGTACCGGTTGTGGGGCATCTACTTGAACTGGTTGTTGTGGAGCTTGAGCTGGTTGAACATCCTGAGGTACCATTGTAGAAATAGTAGCTTGTGCAGGAGCTACTAGTTGTTGGTTAACCATAGGTTGTGGTTGTGGTTGATACATTGGTTGTTGAGGATTGTTAAATCCAGGTTGCTGAACGTCAGCAAAGAACATTGCAGATTCTTGTGGGTTCAAGAATTGGTTTAGATACATACGATATTCTGGGATAAGAATAGGGTCTACACCGAATTGATTTGCATATTGTTGGTATGCAATTTCTCGGTTCGCATTGTTATCCATTGGAGAATGGTTTGCGAAGTGATAAGCTTCGCGTTGTAAAGCAACCGCTTCTAATTCTTTCAATGTTTGATAGAACGTATTGTTGGCATCTGTTGCTGGTCGTTGTGCTTTTTCATCTTCAACGACAGGTTGAACAGGGTTCACATTAACTTCTTCTGGTTTGACTTCAGTCTTTGCTTCTACCTTTTCTTCCTTTTTTGCGTCCTTTTTAACATCTTCTTTTTTGTCAGCTTTTGCTTTAACTTTGTCTTTAGCTTTCTTAGCTACTTTCTCCACTTTGTCAGCAGCATTACCTAGCATTTGAGCGAATAGACTTTCTTCTTGTTTTTCAGCACCAATTTCTTCTTCTGGAGCTTGATCTGCTTCATCAACAGTTTCTTCTACTTCATCTTTACCATCGATGATAGCTGCTACTAATTGATGAATTTGACGTTCCAAGATTTGGAATTCAGTTGGGACATAACCCCGAAGTTCCTCATGAACTTTCGGTACAAACTTGAAATTAATTAATGCAGATACGTAAAGAGATTGAATCAATCGTTTTACATTATCAGCATCTTCTAAGTCTGCTTTGATATCTTTATTGATATCTAGAATTACACTATATAAGTCTGTACGACCAATAGCGAATTTACCGATAACGTTCAATTTATCACCGAAGTTACCAGCTTTTTCGAAGGCTTTAGCGAAATCACCTTCAGAAGTTTTTGGAGCAGCTTTCAATTTACGAGCTGCGGAAATGAATTTTGTATCCAAATCATAGGATACGTGAGTTGTTTTCTTAGACATTTTGTTGTCCTCCTTAATTAAAAATATTCTCGTAAGTTTGTCGTGTCTTTAATTTATGACTTATGACGTCTTACTCATAGAGATATTATATAATTAAAAAGTTTTTTGAATGCAACTAAATGTCGTACTTTTTCATATCCTCTTCACTTACTACTTCTACGAAGTTCATAGCATGGTTTACAACTATACCAACTACTCCCTTATAGATAACACCGATTTCTTGTTTACCGTAAGGTTTACTTTCATCTAATGGAATGATGTATAACTGAAGATTATTCTTCATCATATATCGAATAGCTTCTTTATCATCAGAAGCTTTACCGATTAACTTACCATCTTTAAATAATACTTCTTCTAAGAAATTACGAGCTTTATGAATACCTTGTTTATTACCTACCTTATTAGTAAGCTCTTCTGTACTCATTCTAGCTGCTTCTTCATTAGTAAAGCTAGTATTACAAGCAGATAAAGCCTCAAGGGCTTTATCTATCTTTTCTTTATATTCTTTAAATAACATTTCTTTGCTCCTATATTTTAATAATACCACTATATGGTGAATTTGTAGATAGTCTATCTAAACCAATAGCATCACAAGGGAATAAACCTAAGTTATCGTTGATGATTGATGGATAATCGATGAATTCAATAATCCAATCTGGTACTTTAGCATCGAATGGAATAGCTATAGAAGTGATTTCACCTTTATAGAACTCATTATTCATTAAATCTACCATTGCTTGATAACGTTCTGGTTCTTCTCTCTTCATTTTGCAATCAACTACAGTCTTTTTATTAATATTAGTCTTAATAATAAGGACTGCATTTGGTTCTTCTAGGTTAATCTTAGGATTAGTTTCGTCAATCATCTCATTATAAGCTACTGCACCTTTAATACCTTGAATTCTCATAGGGTTTTCATAAGCACTCATAGCTTTAATACGTTGAGGTTTAAAGTAAGTTGTATCACCATTATTGATAGATACATAAATATTCTTTTCAACGATAGCTAATTCATTAAGAATCTTCAATTGATCTAGTTCTTCAGCATTTACAATATCTTCATATAGAATACGAGATAGTTCTTTTGTAGTCTTTTCTGGAGCACCAGCTTTTACAATTTGAAGACCTTTGATTTCTAGAGATTGGTCTTGGTTATTTGGCACTAAGTTACCTTCTTGAAGTTCTTGTTTAGAGATATAGTTCTTCTTGGCATTAGTCAATAAAACTTTCTTAAATAAGAACTCGTTCTTAAGGCTTAATAGACAAGGATCAAACTTACCATCCATATTATAATTATCAGATAGACGTTTGATATACTCATTAACCAAGATACCTAAAGAGTGGGCTAAGATATTAATGATACTGAAACGTAATCCATCTTGTGGAATAACTTTAAATGGTTCTACCATACGTTTAGTTTCAATAATTTCATCATTCAAGAAATCATATTCTTGAACGTATTCATCTTCAGTCTTAAGATTATTGATATCATCTTTCTCTACTATTTCAGCACCATCTATAGAAGAATGTTTAATCTTCATATCTACACCGAAAGTCTTTTCGAGAATGAACTTATACCAACCATCTAGAGTAATCATAGTTGAGTCTGTATCCGTAATAACACTAGTCTCACGAATCATACTCATAACTCTATCAATCTTATCGGTATATTGATATTTATATGCTACATACTCTCTAATCAAGTCAGTGAATAGAGCAATATCTTCTTTGATAGTTTCTGGTGGGTGATTTGGATCCAAGAATGGAGCGTCTAGTTTCTTTAGCATATTAACTACTAGATTACTAGTATATGGAACGTTGAAGAAATCGAATATATTATTCTTCATATATACTCTATTACGTTCTGGCTGTTCCATACGGTTACAGATATCCCAGATAACTTCACAATCTTCTTCAGAAGGATACCAAGAATAACCACAAGACATGATAATCTTATAGAATAATTCTTCTGGAGAGATATTTCTACCGATTACTTCTTCATCTTTGAACTTACGTTCTCCAGCTTCAGATTTTACATTATGGATGAAAGATAAGATTTCATCCATAGAAGCAAACTTAGCATTGTTGGCTAGAGTTGCTTCAAAGAACATAATTGCCGCCGCAATTATACTTTGACCAATACGAGTAATGGAAGATGCTACAAAGATATTATAGAAGATACTACTTTGTGCACCCAAACAACCATAGATCGCATTGGTATCAATTTTAGCTACTAGTTGTAATAAGTTATATTTACGATATTGCTCTGTACCCTTAGGATACTTAAGCATCTCTTTCTTAAACTTATTACGAGTCATAGCAAACTCTTCAATCATTTGCGACAATGGATTTGGTAGTTCTCCATGTCTTGTAAACAAACATCCTTGGGACGTCACTATAGGTCTTTTACTTAAAATATATTCTGTCATTTTAAGTAAGGTTGTATTAAGTGTGGCTTCTTTGTAGTTATTATAAACGGAACAAGGTGAATTTTTAAATCGTTTATTTATAGAATAATCAATGGTTCTATTTAACTCTGAATCAGATAATGTAGGAAAAATATACGGAAGTGTATCCATAAGGTTTTCTTTATATCTTTTTATGATTTCTGTATTCGAAATATCCATTATAAAGGCACTACTCCTTTCCAAATATATAGTATTTAAGTGTCTAATTTGCAATTAATTTCTAATTAACAAGTATAACATTTATATAACTACGTTAGACCATTACGATAGTTGAAAATCAAATTGAAATATTTTACTATAGCGAGGTGAAATTAATGTTCGAAAATATCGAAGAACAAGGCGTACAAGACCAAGGTGCTCTTTTCGAAACCTTCTTCATTGACGCTGTTCAACATATGGACGAAGAGTCTGCTAAAGAATTTTTACAATCTGAAGCAGTTAATGCATTAGTTGAAGCTGGCGGTATCCGCAAAGGTACGCTTGTACGTCTTTCTAAAGAAGACGATTACAACCGTCGTATTGCTTTGGCTGCTATGCAAAAAGCTAAAGAATCTAATAGTCCTGACTGGAAAAAATTGAAAAAAGCTGCTGCTATGAAAAAATTAGCAATCAGCAACATCATTAAACGCTACGGGAACGCAGTAAAACGTGACGTAATCAAAGCACAAAAAGCTTTATTGAAAGCAGATCCTATGCATTACGTTCGTCTTCCTAAAGCAACAGCTCCTAAAGCTGACAAAGACTAAAACAAAAATAATTAAATTGTACTTGAAAGAAATTTCACACACTTCTGTCAAGTAAATCATCACACACAAACTATTAAATAAAATTTCTATTGGAGTAGGCCTTATGGCCTACTCCCTTCTTTTTCGCAAAATTTTTAAACCTCCTTACAAATGTATATTATATAATTGAATCTTAGATATCTTTTAACTTTTTATTAACAGTACTAAAGATAACTGGAACAAATATTTTAATTAAACGAAAAGGAAGGATTAGAATGGAAGCAGTTAATTATTTACAACGAAACAGAAGTAATTATTACGTGTTCTCCAGTATCGTTGATGGTATACCATTGACTATCGATACAGGAGATATAACTCAATACACTTACGATGATTACTGGAATGGAATTAACTCTATACTTCTAGATGGTGTGGAACAACCTGTTATCCAAATGGCAAAGGTTCGAGTAAACTTTGTTGATGGTAAATCAGTAAATCTAACTTTACCTGATTTGGCAGTCAATATACTATTATGGGAACCTGTTATTCGCCAAGGATTCAAAATCAAATCTCGTCATTTCATATTTGACAAGAGAGGTTTCACTCGTGGTATGATTGCTGATCATTATGATAAAATCATAGACCGTAATCTAAAACCACATATCGATAAAAGATATAGAGCTAGTAAATATCGTAAGAATCGTAAGCTTAATATTGTAGAATTAAATAGATCATTTGCTGACAATATCTTTGCTATGCAACAATTTGTAAATAGCTTTGCTCAGTTTAATGCTTGTACAATCAACTTCTACGACACAATTAAATTAGCACAAAAAGCTCCAGAGTTCTGGAGTTTATTAAACTCTCACTTTGGTGATATTCCTATTGAGGATGTAAAAGATGAGGGTATGAAACGTTTGAATAAATCAAACAAATACATCATGGAATCTGAAAAATATTTAGGTTATGAACATTGCTTGAAGAATCCATTAAGTGTAAAACAAGGTATCAACCCACGTCAGTATAAAGAATTGATTATCAATGTTGGTACTAAACCAGATGGTAAAGGTAATGTATTACCAGCTATTATTGATAGCTCTTATGCTAATGGTCTTAATACTATTACTGATATCTATATGGATGCCGCTGCAGCTCGTGTAGCACAAAACCAAACTAAAATCAACGTAGGTGAATCTGGTGACGTTGCTCGTATTATGGGTCTAAATAACTTAGGTACATTCTTACATAAAGATCCTAATTATGTATGTAATACAGAGAACTTAGAAATTATCACTATCGAAAATGAAGATTTCTTAGAACGTTTTGATGGTAGAACTTATCGTTTGAATGAAGATGGTAAAGACTTAGTAATAGATGCCAAGACAGATAAAAATCTTATTGGTAAGACTTTACATATCTATTCTCCTATTACTTGTCAATCCAATGCTCAGGGTCATGGTATCTGTCATAGATGTTATGGTTATAAATTAGCATTGATTAATACTATCGTATGTGTAGGTAAGATCGCTGTAGAACAATTGACTTATCAATTGACTCAACGACTATTATCTGCAAAGCATCTACTAGAAACAGTAATCACAGCATTGAATTGGTCTAATGGATTTAATAAATACTTTAAACCAAACTTTAATGCTATTTATGCTATTCCATGTAAAGATATGAACTCTGAAATCATTATCAATATGGATGACATCGTTACAACTGGTGATGTAGATTCTTATAACCCAGAACTTACTAATCAAAAATCATATGTAACTGGATTTACAGCTGTTATCGATAATACACCTAATGAAATTACATCTATGGAAAAAGTAGAGATGTATTTAACTCAAGAATTTAATGAATATATTCTTGAAAATGGTATTGAACCAGATGAAGATGGTAATTTACATATTCCATTGAAAGATGTATCTGAAAAAGGTATCATGTTATTCTTGTTCACTATCGATAATAATGAATTGGTTAAAGTACTTAAAGAACTTGAATCTATTGTTAACCTTAAAGAAACAATCATGTCTCATGATCGTAACTCTATCGTACAGCATATCATCGAACGTTGTATCGAAGGTGATGTAGAAATTCAAGCAGTACATATTGAAACTATCATATCCAACCAAGTTCGTAGTGTATTCTCCAATATTGCTAAACCAAATTGGACAAATCCTAATGAAGATTCCAAATTGATTACATTGGATAGAGCATTGATGGATAATCCTAGTATCGTTATCTCTTTATTATATAAAGATTTGACTAAATGTATTACTAACCCATTATCCTTCAAGAAATCTGCTCCTTCTCAATTAGATGGATTTGCTATGACACATCCTCAATCTTATATGCTTTATGATGATGCTGTAATTAACCATTATAAAGAATATATGGTAGACCCTGTTATCAATCTTCCATTACCAGAAGAACCTGTTGAAGGTGTAAGTGAATTAATATAGTTTATTTCCCAGATAGGTTATTCCTATCTGGGATTATTTTTAGTCTGGAGGTGAAAATACTTGATTTATGACTCTAAAATAGTAGCTAAACATACTTGTACTGTAATTCACGATTACAGAGAACGAGATTGTTTCCCATTAGAGAAAGTATTTAGTAGATGGAATAAAGTCTATTTTAGATATGAAGCATTGGGTATTAAGTATGATCCAGATAAACGTACTTTATCAATACCTAGAGGATTTCCATTAAGTAGACTAGAGCATTGGTTCGGTACCAATGTAACTATAGATAAAGAATGTGACCCATTCGATGCTGGTTTAAACATTTTTCTACGTTACTTGCCGAGAAATGATGTTCAGAAGAAGACTTTGAGCTTTATTCTTGGTAATGGAGAATATGCTTATACCAGAGGTAAATCCCAACTATCTGTAAACCTAAATACAGGTGTTGGTAAGACATATGTAGCTGTAGTATCTGCGGCTATTATGAAAGTACGTTCTATTATGATTACATCTTCCAATGATTGGATTAAACAATGGGAAGATCGTATTACAGAATATACAGATACATCTAAAAGCGAAATATATCAATTAGTCGGAATTGGCTCTATTGCCCGTGTATTAAAAGGACTAGTAGACATATCCTCGATAAAGTATATATTGGCTTCCCACCAAACTATCAAGTCATATGGTGACAAATATGGCTGGGATAAGGTAGGTGAATTATTTAGAATGCTACGTGTTGGATTAAAGATATATGATGAAGCACATTTATCATTCGAAAATGTATCTCATATAGACTTTGCTACCAATACGTATAAAACTATCTATCTTACTGCTACACCAGAAAGATCTGATAGAGATGAAGATGAAGTATATCAAGCATATTTCCAAACTGTACCTAAAATAGATTTATTTGATGAGGATAATGATCCTCATACACATTATATCGCTATTCAATACAATTCACATCCATCACCAATGGATATTCAACGTTGTATGAATAGACATGGACTGAATGGGCATGCTTATGCTAAATATTGTACTAAATCACCTAATTTTATTAAGATGCTTCGTATAATGGTAGAGAAATGTCTAGAAGTTAATAAAGCTCTAGTATATATCTCAACAAATGAAGCAATCTTATCTATTAAAGACTGGATAGAATATGCTTATCCTGAATTAAAAGGACAAGTTGGTGTTTATACTACTCTTATTCCTAAAGAACAGAAACCATTTGAATTGGAAAAGAGAATTATCTTATCTACAACTAAATCATGTGGTGCTGCTATGGATATAGATGGTCTACAACTAACTATTTTATTAGCAGAGCCTTTTAGTTCTCATGTATTAGCTAGACAATCATTAGGACGTACTCGTGCTAATGATACTACTTATATTGAAGTGGTAGATAGAGGCTTCTCTGCTATGGTAAATCAATATAAGAAGAAATTACCAGTATTCAAGAAGTATGCTCTATCTGATTCTATAATAAAGCTAGATGATGAAGACTTTGAATGTATGTATCAACGTGCAGTTGAAAAGCATACTAAACGTATTAGTGAATCACTTAACGGTGAAGATCTATTACAAGTAATCAATATTTTAGATTGATATTATATCCCATAGCCAATATTGGCTATGGGTATATCTTCTCTTTTTTAATCTAAATTTTAGATGTATATTATTTCCATGAAGCCGAGTATAATTTCATACTGGCAAATTTATAAAGGAGGAAACACATATGTTTTCACACAAACTCAATAGAGTTAATGTAAGCAAAAACGCTTTACAAGAATGGGGTATGTATAATGCTCCAAAAAGTGAAGAGATGGTTAAATATAACATCTTTCTATCTAAAGTAGTTGATATCGGAATTGAACAACTACGTCATTCGTTCGCTGATCTATATGCTGAAGAAATCGTTAAAAGAAAATGGGATGATGCATATGCTTTAGAATACATTGGTGCATTGGATATCATTGCAGCTATTGCAGCTCTAGGTAAAAAAGACGGCATAAAACGATCCTGTTTTAATATTATGATTAAAGATGGTGAAGTAGTCAATACATTAGAACGCAGACCAGGTGCTGATAGTGGTTCTATTTGTACTTGGGATGAATTCATCGTAATGGATTATCTCTGTGCAGATGGTTACCGTATCGCATGTGATGTTTTATTAGGTGGTAAAGAATGTAAAGATATCAAAGAAGACTTCTTAGAGTTCTGTGATACTCTTGGTAATCAATTAGTTATCGAAGAGATGCCTGGTCTAACAGCTGCTAAAACATCAGTAATTCCAATCAGAGAGTTTTTAAAACACCCTGAACGTTATGTGAAAAACTTAACCTTATTCCATGAATATGCTGAAGGAGAACAAACTTATGGCAAATAATTGTTACAGTGAGTTCGCATTTTATTGTGAACCAAATGAAATTGAAAAGTTACAATCTTTTCATGACTTTATTGATAAGAATATCAGATATATAAGAAAAGTATTTGAATCTCTAGATATACCACCAGAATTTTATGAACAAAAGACAGAAAGTCTTAGAGATGAAATCCTATGGTGTTCTGAAATTACAGAAACTTATAAAGATAAGAAACCAATTGTCTTTTTTACATTAGCGACAGAAAGTGCTTGGCGACCTTATCCAGAACATTTCCAAATGTTAATAGATAAAGAATGGGAAGGTATTAAGTTTGACGTATTTGTTGAAGAACCAGATTGTGGTTTATTCATCAATACAGATACCGATGATATATTCTTCTCCACTACTCATTTCAGAGTATATGGTTATTACTGTAACTGGAAAGAAGACGGCGGTGATGAATTCGAAGAATACTTCGAAGACAAAGAAGCATTGGTAGAATTCCTGAACAAAGAATTAGAAACAGATAGAATCAAACCTGATATGTCTTTATCAGAAATGGAAAAAGAAGCAGAATTGGTATTATCTATGAAATTTGAAACTTATTCCGTTTCTATCTATGAATTCGAAACTGAATTATAGGTATTCCGATTCTCTTAGTATCGTTTAGTCTGGTTTTACTGTATTGCAAAGTTTAATTACTGAGAGAATTTGAATATATAGGTATACTCCCTCGTTTATCCGAGGGAGTTATGCCATTCTTTATTTTTTATGACATAATAGTAAACTATCATAAGAAAGGAGATAAGAACTTGGATTATAGCAGTAAAACTAATGATGTAAGTAATATGGAGATCATCGAAATACGTCCAAAGGGACTAGAAGATCTTCGCAAATTCAAAAAAGAGCATACCATGAGTCTTTGTACTCCTTCTATCTCCCATACATATTCTATTTGTGTAGAATATATGAGAAATTGGTTTGTTCGTAGATTTGCTGATGGATATTTCAAATCAGAGTTCATTGCTGGTAAGAATATCTTAGCTGATTATTTAAATAAAGACTTATTAGATTACGTTAAACGTGGTAAACCATCATTGATGATTACTCCTCGTTTGGATTATGAATATAATAGAGAATTCTCTAGTTTATATAACTTCGGTAAGAATATCTATTCTAATAAAGCACGGTTTAATGATGCTTTCTTTAAAGATGATATTTCTGGTAATCTATTATCTATTCAAATGGAACAACTTAGAGTTGAATTCAACTATAAGGTTAAAGTAAGTTCCTTTAACCATGCTATGGACTTATATAAGTTCATGCAACTAGCTTTTGCTCCTCCAACTACTAAGACTAAATATATCGACTTAGACTTTGTAGTACCTAAGGAAATAATCTATGCTATTGCTAGAGATTCTGGATTTGATATCTGTGATGGAGATGTATTAAAGCTATTTGAGTTCATTTCTTATTTAAACAAGCACTCACACTTGCCGTTTTCGTACAAATTCAGAGGTACAAAAGGTGAATATGAGTTTTATATAAGAATGACGGATATGTATACTCACCTTAAGTTTAATAACCTAGAATTAGGTGAAGGTGAAAGAGAAGGTCAAATAGATAATAACTTTATTGTATCTATGGATGTGGAATGTTTATTCCCAGCTCCTCAATTCTATACATATTACTCTAAGGATCCTACAAACTTAGTTAATATCCCATGTGAAAATGTCAATAGAGAAAGATTCATTTATCATAATATGTGCTTTGATGCGGTACCTACTAGAAATGAAAAAGGTTGGGGTCAATACATGTCAACTGACTATGTAGAAGACTCTAAAGAATTCCCTATCAAAGACCATGATCAATTAATCAACTTTATCGATGCTATTAAACGACCAGATGATAATTCATTCTACAATATAGCAGAGGCTGCTAAAGAGCAGTATATTTCTCCTGCTGTATTTATGGACGTTCAACTATATAATGCTGGTCAAAGAAGAGATGTAACTATAGATTGGAATACTTATAGTATTATCCCTAAACAACCTCTACCAGAACGTATTTCTGAAATAGTCTTTTATGTCGATCTAGAATATGTAAATAACTTTGTATTGAATAATTCAAAAGGTTATAGTTCTAGAGTACAAGACAAAGACCCATTACTTTAAGCGGAAGAATATGGAGTACCCAATATTGGGTACTCCTATATCTTTTCTTTTTTTATTTAGTAATCTTTTCTTTGATAGTATTAAATACTTCAGTTAAGTTATTATAAAGAATACGAGCAGAACCAGTTAATTCGGAATCATCTTTCTTATAAGCCATGATTGGAATAAGAGAAATGATATTGGAATTAACTAAATAGCAAGTAAGTGCTGCGTATAATGTATTCTTCTTAGTGAAGCATTTAGACATAGCATACACAAATACACGAGATTGTGTTTTAGTTAAGTCAGGGAATAATAAACGAATCATTTCATCTAATCTAGAAGTGTCTCGTGTTGCTGTCTTCTTAGTATTATTGTAACGTTTCTTATCAGAGATTTGTTTGATAGTATCTGTAGTACGTTTAATAGTACGTTTATATAGACGATCAGATAATTCTTTTTCGATACGATCATAGAACTCTGGTTTCTCGAGAATCTCTTTGATAGCATTAAGATATAGAGATTGACTATAAGATCTATTATAATCAGTTACATCTCCATCGAACTCTTCTTTTTCTGGATCAAATTTAAACATTTGATCATTTTGTAAGAAATAGTTACGAGCTAATTCGAATGGCATCATACCATTTAATTCACGAGAAGATTCAATTTGTAAACCAAAGAAGATTTGTTCACCAGAACCGATGATCAAATCTTTGATATTATTTATTACATTGAGTTTTTCTTCAAATGGAATATCACGATTTTCTAAATCTAGTTCTTCATATTGACGATTGGTAAGAAGTTTAGCTTCTCTGGCTACTTTAATCCAATCAATTTCATTATCACCCATTTTATAATCACGTACTGTATTATAGATGAGAACTGCATCACGACCAAGAGCAAGTTTTTGTTCATCAGTCAATGCTGGGAATTCTGAAGTAGCTGGATCTTTGAAATCAAAATCATTAGCATTTGGAAAAACATTCTTTTCTAAGAATTCTTTAGTAACGTCTGCTCCTTTAGTGAAGTATTCACCATAGACGTCTTTCTTACCGATACCTAATTTAGATTCGATATCTTGATAACGTGCTTTTATTATGTCTTCTGTTCTATTTCTCATAGTATCCTAATTCTCCTAATTTCTCCAATGATTATTCATCTCTGGATCATAACCAACTTCAGTATGATCTACGTCTTTGATATTGCCAAGCATTTTCAAATGTGCAAAGCATGGATTGAACAATAATGGATTAGTTAATACTGGACGAATGAAGCAATCGATAATATTTACACCAGAGTCGATATAATTAGTCAAGTAGTTCATGATTATTCTATCTTCTTCTGTGTAATACATATAGCTCATTGCATTATACATATCTAAATCTAAGTCATAGCAGATATGTTGTAATACTGTATCTAAGTTAGCAATGATAATAGCTAATTTAGGATCTTCAAATGTATTCTTATTGTAAATAGTGCTTGTATCTTTAGACTTACGTTTAGTATCCAATTGAAGAGCTGTATACAAATAGTCTTTTTGGATAGTGATAAAACGACGTAAGAATGTAAATACAAATAAATCATATCTAGCGATGCAAAGATCATATAAGTATTTAACCAAAGTATAGATATTAGTTTCTGAATCCACATAAGATACAGATAAACCATCTCGACAAAGTCTATGTAAGATTTCTTTGTACACTTGTTCTCTTACTTCTAATATATTAGCTTTATCACCAGGGTAGTTATTTATCATATCTTTGAATGCAATTTCTAATGCTGATATGATATTGTGTTTAGGTTGCAAATCAAAATGGGTGCTGCGGTATTGTAATAAGTCTTCGACTGTGTTATAAATAAATTCGGTATTGAAATTAGCTAAGAGGTTAGCTAACATACCTTCTGCGACGATAAAATCCGCCTTATTTTCACCTTGTAAGTTCATCGAGGGTACCTCCTTTTAGTATTACTATTTAGTATGCAGCAAAATAAATAGTAATTTTATAAATGATGGACTTTATAATAAGTATAGTCCGGTCAACTGTACAAAACTGCTCTTGGAATCGTATCATCCCATGTCTGATATCAGACATGGGGTGGTTTTGTTGTAAAAACATTAGTTCCCATGAATGATCTTCTAACTTTAAAATAAATCTAATTCAGAGTATTTCCCTCAAAAAGGAGAATAATATGAAAAAGACTCTAATTTTAATGATTCTATGTATCATGGCTAGTATTAGCACTTCTTTTGCTGTAGATACTAATCATGTTATTGGAACTAACGTTGTGACTGTTCATAACGAAGCAGATGCTCCAGTGCATGCAATCATGACCCCATCTGATTTCCCTTATCATATCACTAGAACTATTAAAACTACTAATGGTATCTGGGTTGCTAGATGGTAAACTAGGTTATAAACTTTTAACCCATATTTCCCATACCCAATATTGGGTATGGGACATTCCTTCGCAAAATTGTAATAGTCTGAAATATTGGTTGTATATTATAAAAGTGAATAGAGACATTAAGTTTCTATAATTATTTTATTTTAATCTTTTTGTTTAATTTATTGGAGGGTTTCTAAAATGAAACAACAACACAAACTTGACATTAACGACTTGAAAATTCTTTTGGGTATCTGCGAAAGAGCATTAATTTGCACTGTAGAAATCTTTATTGAAAAGAAAGTCAACATCAATGGAGATGAACGTATCTTCATTACAGCTCCAGAGAAGCTTGAAAAGCCGATGATGATCACGGCAATGTTACCTTACACAGGTGAGGAATACGAACGTTGTATCAAAAATGGTACAAAATTATATGAAGAATATATCGCTAAAGACCAAAGCGGCCGTGAGAGCGATATGGTTCATCCAGTAGTTGAAGCATTTAAATCTATGAGTGATGTAGTTATTGATTAGTATTTTATTTATTTTAGTTTATTTAATTTATTTTGGAGAATTTAAGATGAAACAATATTTAGAAACAAACGATCGTTTAGTTGCTTTAAAAGCAGTAGAAAGTATTATTGACAAAAATTTAACATTAATCTCTTTAAAAGAAATCATCGACATGACTGGTATTAGCAGATACCAGTTCGTGATCGCTGGTTCTACTAGAAATGGTGGATATGAAACAAGTGTGCTAATTGCACCAAGACAAGGAATTTTATTTAATAAAACAGTAGAGGAAGCCAAATCTCTATTATCCAGTAATGATAAAAACAAATTACGTACTATTGGATACATTCTTAGAGATCTTCCAGAGTTCAGAGAATTCGAAGAACTATATCCTAAGGTAAACACCAAATCTGATTTTGGTAATGAAATCATTGAACCAATCCTTATTACAAAACCAGAAAGAACAAAAAATGACCCATACGAGGGTTGGGAGTTGACTCTCCATGATAACAAATATCATATGAACCATAAGCGTAATTGTCGTTTCGTTAAGTAAAAAAAGATGGAGTACCCAATATTGGGTACTCCTAATCTTCTTTTATTTTTTAATTTTCTATTTTGACTTTAGCTAGAGCAAAGTTCTTTTCATGTTCCATTTGTTCTATTAAGTCAGCATCAGCACCTAAGAATACTGTATTAGGTATCGTAGTTCTAGAGCCTGTTCCGTATAATGATTCTAATTCATTGATAGGAGTTTGAGAGAACTTAGCATAAGCTTCTAAGAATACTCTATTTTGCATCATCATTTTGAATTGCTCTTCTTCTTTAGCTTGTTGCTTTCTATAGAACTCGTCAACTGTCATACCTATACCAGCTTTAAGTTCCTTAAGTTGTCTTTCAACTTCCTTAGCAATCTTATCATCATCATTAACAACCATTTCTTCAACGATGTCAACGTATTTTTGTTCCTCTTCAGGAATACCTACAATTTCATCGACATCTTCTTCAGTCTTGATTGTTGTTTTATTAAGACCCCAGTTTTCTTTTAGGTTCTTACCATTATACCAAACGAATAGAGCCATTAGATAAGCGAATGTCAAATCGTCATGGGAGTTGTCAGAGTGTTCTACTTTACCGTTACGTTTAACAGTCATCTTTTCTAATTCATCTAGAATTAGTTTAGATTTGAATTTATCTTTATGGAGTTCTACACGTTCACGAAGTATTTGAATTAATTCATCACGAGTTCCTTTAGAGGAATCTAGACCAAATACTTTTGTTTTTTGTTTACGTCTAATTACACGACCAAAGTCGTCATTAGTTTCTTCTACTACACGATCTTTATATTCGAAGTATAGATTATCTTTAATGGAAGTTTCTCTAAGTCTATGAATAATAGATGCACCGAAACCACCATTTCGTTCAATATTTACAATTGCATTTGGCATCATTGTAGTAACGATGTAATAGATACAACGACAGAGATCTGGAGGGCTAATATAGTTACATTTTAACTCAGCAATAACTTCTGTAGTCCTAGAGTCAATTACACAGATAGCAGAATAATCTCGTTGATAACCACCAGATGGATCGACACCGATAATTGGAGGATCCATTGGTACGTTTCTCATATTAAGTTGAATACCAAGACCTTCTGGGTGAGCTGCAGACATAGTACCATTAATAGAATAAATATTGAAGTTATATTTATTTAATAATAGTACAGTCTTCATTGGTTCTCTAGTTAAACCACGAATAGTTTCTAAGTCATTAGCATTGAATGGAGAGTTTTCTGGTTTATCAATCCATTCAAGTAAGATTTCCCGACGGATACGAACCATATCATAGTTCATCTTACGACAGATATCTGCAAACCAATGTTCACCTAGACCTAATTCATCATAACCAAATCTAATATGAACGAAGATTGAGTTTACATTAGCATCGATAAGTTCCATCAAGTCTTTATAAGAAAGATCATACCACTGTTCATTAAAACGAGTAGCATTTTGTACCATCTTATATGCATATACACCAGCTTCATCAGATAAGATACCAGCTGTTGTTGTAATGATAAAACCATGAGGTGCATTGTTTCGAGCTGCATTTCGGAAGGCTGTATTCAATGCTGGCATACCATTAGAATAAATGATATCGTTATACTTGATGAAGGCCCATTCGTCTGCCCATAGCATTGTGATAGTTTTACCACGAAGCAAGTTAGATGCAAGCATAGCATTACGAGCAGAAGGTAATGTATTAATTACATTATGAGTTATAGGGTTTTGAATCTTTTCTACAGTAGTAGGCATCTTTTTCTTCTTACCATTTACGATAGAGAATTCTTGTGCCATTTGTAGATAAGGTGGAAGCATATCTCTAAGACGTTTAGTATCGTTCAAGTTTTCTTTAGATGCTTTCATGTCTTTATGGAGATATGTAATAATAGAGTTAGCACTACCGAAGTTGTAGATATACAAATAACGGATAAGTGCAGATGTGGTTTTCCCGACCTGACGAGGAAGTTCTAGGAAAATATTTAAGTTATAAAGAGTACAGAAATGGAATGCCATGTTACCACGGTCTAATCTATATTGTACACCTCTAGGGTTACCATCTTCGTATACCCGAACTACTTCACGAAGAAAATACCAATAGTTTCTTACTACTTCTCTAGTTACTTTTTGCTTCATGATTAAGCTAAGGTTAGGATCATGTGGATCTACCCCAGCTAAATCTGGATCGAAAAGAACTAGCATGAATTTATTATTTTTTATACCTCTCGCTTTGAGGTAGTAGTGCATATTTAAGAAAGATTTATTGGTAGTGCTCATTTGGTATACAGGGCGTAATGGTTGTGGTTGTTGTTGAACCATCATCTCCTCTGGTCCCATTTATATCTACCTCCTTTGGATTAGCATAATATGTCATTATAGGTGTGTTTAAAGCATAAATACCCTCAGGAACGTAGAAAAAATAATAAAAAATAAAAGGGAGGATTTCTCCTCCCTTTAAATTATTCTTCGATAGAAGATGCAAGACAAGAAGCAATTACGTTCTTGATAAACGCATTGATAGCTTTCTTAAATTCAATAGCATCTCTAGATGTGAAATTCATTTTAACTACAGTACGAGTTAAAGCAGAAATAGAAATCAAATAATGTGGTTCTAATAATTCAGCATTCTTTTCTGCTTCACGATTAAATACACCCTTTTGGAATTCACCATGAGGAATCAATACAGGGAAGATTTCTGGAGCCATTTCTACAATTTTACGATATTCATCATATGTAATATCCAACTCATTACAGAATTGCTCTAATACAACGAAACGAGATTCATGACCATTGATACGGAATGTATAAATACCTGTATCGGGAGTGACTGTCATCCCTTCTTCTTCGTCATTTTCAGTTACATCATCCCAGCTTACGAAACCATCGATATGATGATCAGTTAATTCATGCCAGTTATCTATAGGTGCCCAGCCACCATCGAAATTAGTTGCTGTAAAATTAGCTTCATGTTTCTTACTTGAAGCGTATTCATATGGAGCATTATCTTCCATATATGGTTTAGAGTGTTCTTTGTCTACAAATAAACCATTTACTACCTTTTTAGCTGCACGTTTAACTATACCTGCAGCATTGTCGACTAATGTGTCAATAATTTTGTCACCGTTTGTCATAATTATGACTCCTTTCTATAAAGAAAAATATAAAAATTTTTAGAGATAAGATAAGCTTATCTCTACTCAATTCTATAATATACTTTTATTTTCTTTTTTATATTAAAGCCCATTACGAAGCTGATCGGCAAACATTTAGATAATCATTTAGAAAAGGAGGTTAAATATAATGAGCAAGATTCATTATTCCGAAGGTGAATTTCCATTAAATATCTATGCAATGAATAATAGATATAGAGATAATATCTTTGATATGTATGGTGGCACCCAATGGGTTGCTGATGGCTGCAGCTGTGACTGCAGAAATACTGGTGATAAATTAGATGCTCTTATGGTAGTCGATGTTGGTGTTAAAGAAACTAGAATGTTGAAATTAACAATTACTTATTCCGATGGTACTACAAAAGAAGTAGATATTACAACTGGTAATAAATATACTATCCGTTATGTAGAAGCTGGTTCTTTACATCAAGTTTCTGGTATTATTACTGGAATTGGTCAGGTTGGTACTGCAAGTACTTGCAAATGCCCTTGTGATAATACTGACTATATCTTACAAGTAGATTGCTCTACTGAAGGTATGTCTAATGTATTGAATATCCGTACATCTACTATCAGATATATTGGTCTCTATAATGAATTATTCGGTGTAGACGTTAACATGGTTAACGCCAAAACTTATGGTGCAACAGCGAATGGTTTATTTAAAGATATCCTCATTAAAGATGCTACTATTGATGGTAATGGTAATGTAACTGCTGGTACTGTAGTTTCTGCTACAGCATTAGAAGATACATCTATTGCACTCGGTGGTGTTGGTATGGGTGTAAATAAAGATCAAAAATCTGTTACTATTTTCAATCCACAATCTATCGGTGGTACATTAGTTGCTGGTAAAGTAATGGCTGGTGAACTAATCAATCCAATTGCCGAAGGTGGTAAATCTGGTAACGGAGAATTAGAAGGTTCTTTAGTTAAAGCTAAAGAAGGTCGTTTATTCGTAGTAGATGCAGATATTGTTGGTTGTAAAACAATCGATGGTGTTGCATTTAATCCAGTTATTCAAAGCTCCATTGTTACTGGTGGTGAACGTTCTGGTATGGACATGACTACTCTTGGTGCTAGCGTATTTGGTGTTAAAGCACATGGTGGTACTTCTACTGGTGGTAAAGTCTATGGTGGTACAGCTATCGGTGAAATCAATGGCGTTCAATTCACTATTGAAGATGGTATTACTACTGGTGGTGCAACTGTTAAAGGTATCGTTACTGACGGTATTGTAGATGGTGGTAAACTAATTGGTAAAAGTATTGTCGGTTCTATTATTAGAGGCGGTAAGAATACTGGTGGTGTTAGTACCGGTGGTGTTACTGTTCTTGGTCCTACGGGTATTATTCGTCCTGGGTATTCTATTATACCTGCTAACTTGATTACACCTGGTGGGGATTTCAAGAAATTCCTACATAAAGAACCTAATGAATTGATTTTATGGTGGAAGCACAATGTATTCAAAACTACATTGGGTGGATACGTTGGTCCTCATATTCCACAGTAAATAATCACAAATTATATCCATGACAACATAATAAACTTGAAGAAAGGAGGTTAAATTATGGATCAAAAGATTCCGACGTTTCTAAAACGTGTAGGTGATTCCATAGTCTTTAATCAAGATGGCGAATTCCAATTCTATATTCCTGAAATCTTTTTCGATCGAGGTTTAGCTGCCTATGCTGGAGAATTTATTAATGTCATGGGTATTATGAACTATTGCTTAGTTTCTAAGACTGGGACAAGAGGTTCTCTAAAGCAGTTTAATTATCCTACTAGATTCTTAACGAACCCATATAAGGTAGATAAAATTAAAGGCATTAAACTAACTAAAGAATCAGAGAAACAAGATTATCGGATTCTTCGTTATAAAAAAGGCAACCCGGTTATTGTAAATATCTTTGTACCAGAAGATATCGAAAATACAGAACAATTCTTGAAATTATTCGCAATCACTGGTGCTATTCCTAATACCATTGGTTATGATGAACTTCAAAATTATTTCATAGATAATATTGCCTATAATGGTGCTTCTTATAACGTAGCACTTCAATTATTTGGCGTTATGATTTCTGAACTGTGCCGGGCTAAAGATAATATAGACGTGCCATTCAGGTTATCTGGCGAAACCAATATGAAGAATTATACTCCAATCGGTATTAAGACTATCGCCAAAATAATCAGTCCTTATTCAGCAATTACTTCTGAAAACTTTAACGAGTCAGTTGTATATGCTGCTCTGAATGATAGCGAGGTTGATTCTCCATTAGAGAATATCGTTACTGGTAAGGATTTATAAGCGATATACCGGAAGTGGCCTTTAACATATGATTAAAGTTTGCCTCTCTTTGAGAAGGTTTATATAAACTTTTTTAACTTCTTAAGAATTAAAAGAAAAATAAAGGAGGAACTAAGACTATGCCAGCTCCTGGAACACGGTTCATTTGGGACGATCAAAGTCAAATTAATCCTATTGATAATACTATCAAAGTTACTATTGATAGACCTATCAATTTCAGTGCATTTTCCTCTGACAAAGGACCTGAAGAATTTACCAAAATCGAAAGTGCTCAAGAATTTGCCGACTATTACGGCAATAATATTGATTTCTCTCGTCATGGTCAATCCTTATTGACAGCTGCTAGCTTTGTAAAAGCTGGTGGTCGTCTTTTCGCTCGTCGTGTCGTAGCAGAAGATGCTAAATTGGCTAACATTGCTGTCATTGCAAATGTAACAAAAACCAATATTCAAAAAACAGATGAAAACGGTAAAGCTCTTTATCGTGACAATGCTACTGGTGAAGAAACAACTTCTTCTGTAGCTTCTACACCTATCATGACTCAAGTTGCTGATCTTGAATTCACACTTCAATCTGTAGATATGGTGTCTAACAACCCTGGTGACTATAAGACAGCTTTGAAAGCTTCTCATACTCACAATGGTTTGGGTAAAGATGGTTCTTACCCACTCTTCTTGTTCACTGATATCGGTCGTGGTGTTTCTAACAAACGTATTCGTATCTATAGAAACAACACAACTAAATACCCAATCGTTTATGCTTCCTATATCTTGAAAGTTATGGAAGAAAACCAAGATGGTACTTTAACTGAACTTGAAACATTCATGTTCTCCTTGAACCCAGACATTCGCGACTCTGGTTTGAACATGTCTCTTACTCGTGTTGTAAATACTAAAACTTCTCGTCAAATTCGTACTCGTATCTTCGAAGAATACTGGGAAGAATTCTACAAAAACTTAGCATACATCTCTGGTCGTGATGAAAAAGAAA